TACCGAGTCCTTCGAACAATCCATTGTAATTGTATACTCGTTCTTTGTAACTGTGTGTACTAAACTGTTTACGAGCCATCGTCCTGATAGCTTCTTGCTTTCGACTGTATCTCCTTCTTTTTCTACTGGTTGCCTTGCGTTAATCAGTAGTTCGACTACATCACCAGCTGCAATCTCACTATGTCCTGCAATCACTGCTGAAACCTTAAGTGTGTCATACATCACTCTTCTTGCATGGTTTCGACTCTTGTTTACATTGTGAGTTGTAGTCATATCACTATGTAGGTTAAGTGAGTTAGGTGACACCATAATTCGTGACTCATCGTAATCCGATAGTGACTTCTTTGTATTGATGTCTTCAAATGTTTGTGAGTATAGTGGATTAGAGTCCTCGTCTGTGTGTTTCTCATCGTCATACTCCTTTAGATAGTTGTATGAAGTTGTTGATACACTCTTCTTATATGTGTCGTGTATATAGTGTTTTATGGCTAGTCCACCGGCTCTTAAATCAGCATTAGTGTCGTGTGTATTCTTAATTTGAACACTCCTCATTGTTTTCATGTCTAATTCAATGTCTTTGATTCCACCCTCTCTATCGACTAATCCCTCATTGAATTGTGCAACAGGTAGTTTAGGTTTACCGTCTTGTGTATGTGTCAGACTACCTAGTGATCGTATGTTATATCCACGATGATTTTCAAAGAATAAGAATCCATGTCCATGTCGTGGTGATGTTGCTTTCTTTATGAGTTGATTTATAACTTCATATGGCCTTTTGAATACACCTACATATTTTGTTGATTCAGCTGCTAATTCTGTTGCGATTGACTTCTTTACACCTAAGTCATTTTTCAGTATCTTACTGCAAATGTCACTTATGTTACCTGTATATGCTCGTGACACTTTTGTATGCGCATCACGGTATGCATCAGTTGTTGTGAAGTGTACCATGTATGATTTCTCACGCTCTCTTGTCTTGACAATACTATCGACTTTGTATATACGGCCACGGTGTGTTTCGAAATCTATTGATTCCATGTTGACACCAGGACGATGTAACTTGAAACTGATTTGCTCTTGTCCTATGATTGGTAGATTATCTATATGGTTATGTGAGTCTAGTATAACTAGATTGCCTTCCATGTTTGGCCTGAATATAGACTCGTAGATATTCATCTCAACCACAAGGTTTGACATATCTATTTTTTTACCTGATGATGTAAGTATTTCTACTTTACCTAGTCGATAATCACCTGCAAAATGTGTTGACTCGAACTGGCTATTGCCTTCACTCATTACTGTTTCCTAATTAATCTATCAAATTCTTCTACAAACTGACGCAGATATACTCTATCCAGTAGTTTTATTCTTCTTTTATTATCCTGTTCGTTTTGTTCGTGTTCTCTATTTGTAACTGCTATCGCACCTGTAGTATCACTTGACACTATCAGTTTAATTGTAGTGTCACCACTCGACTGAGCAACCTCATGATGATGGACACTATCCTCATTACCTGCACCATACTTTTCTGTAATAAAATCATTTAGTGATCGTTGAGGTATAGGAAAGTCAAATCTATTTGTAAATCCATTCACAAGTAAAACTACAAAGTGATATTTAGGGTCTCCATAATATTTTGCAGCTACTATCTCTGGTGTATCACCATCTCTTATATCATAACTATCCATAACTAGTGTGTTTAACTTAATATTATTGCGCAGTGACACCCTACGCATAATGTCTGTGACTAATTTACGGTTACCTGTATTCGATAAATCGTATTCGTATGTAGGATATGTTTGAAAATACATTAAAATCCTTCTAAAATTTTCTCTTTTGTCATAATCTCATTCTCTTGGAATGATAGTGATAAGTTAGTTCTTTGAGGTGGAGGTGAAGCACCATCACCACCTGATGGTATTGGTCGCATAGTTTGATGTTCATTACCGTATGTCACACTAATTGATCTTAGCGTACAGCCACTTATCATCGGGTACCATGCATTCTCTACACCTTGATACATATAGTGCATCTCAAATTCTGATGGAAAGATTAAGTATCTACCTAATTTAGGATCTACTGGTCTTTCAGGATGCGCATGAAACTTAAATAACTTGATTATCTTATCTATAACCTCTACTTCTTCTTGCGACTTTGGAAAGAAAGAGAAGTTAAAATTAAATGTTCTTTGATTTACTCGTTCAAATATTGCTTCTAGGTTAGGGTCTAATGCTCTTGCTGTTGCTTTTCTGTATACTTGTTCAGCATTACCCATTCCTACTAAATCAGTTGCGGCACCTAATAACTTTACTGAAAATGTATCTTTTAATTGATTTGTAACTTGATCAAATAAATTTTCACTACCTAGTGTTTTTAATATGTCACCACCAGTTGCAACCATCTGTCTTCCAATGTTACCTGCTATACCTGTTTCCTCATCTCTATATCCAATCGTATATGAAGCTTGAATACTAGGTGGCATATATAATGCTATCGCATCTTTGGTTCTTTTCATTGTCTGGCCAGTAGTCTTAGCTGCACCTGACATTGTTCTTTCAGTTGACCTAGGGTTTAGTGTTGGCTCAGAAAAATCTTTCTTTGCAGAATATTGAACACCTACCTCTTTTGCTGAACGAACTGCTCTCTCTTTATCAGTTCCTTCATTGACTCTAGAGGTGACTTGACTGCCTGCGTACTTGCTTTGTGTCTGTTCATAAATATAGAATAGCATGTAGTGACCATTTTCATTACTACCCAAGTCTAATGGATATTGTATCGTACCTAGGTTATATTCATCACCTCTTTCTAAAGATGAAAAGGTTTGATTATCACCAGGTTCTTGTTTTGACTTGTATATTTGAGATGTTGTGTTTCTTGGCTTACCCACTCTAGAGTGCGAAGCGTTTCTTAACATCAGGTCTACTATTGCTTTCATACTTACTATTTATGATGAGAACCAGAAGCTACAAAGGAAGATATAAACCATCTAACCCAAAAAAATATAAGGGTGATCCGTCTAACATAATCTATAGAAGTTTATGGGAAAGGCGTGTCATGGTGTATTTAGACACTAACCCAAATATTATGGAATGGAAGTCGGAAGAGTTTTGCATAGCATATAATAATCCAATAACTGGTGGCATGTCAAGATATTTTCCTGACTTTTGGATAAAATATCGAAACAATAATAATATTATAACACAAAAAGTGATAGAAGTCAAACCAAAAAAGTACACTAAACCACCACCAAAAAACCCTAAAAGAAAGACTAAGGTATGGAAGAACGATGTTTTAGAGTATATTAAGAACAGAGCAAAGTGGGATGCAGCTGAAAGATATTGTAAAAAGAGAGGTTTTGAGTTTCAGATACTAACAGAAGATTTCCTATCACCATATAAATAGTCGTATGGCTAGTGTATTCGATGATATTAGAAAAGCAGCAGGTGATAGAGATAAATCTATTAACTGGTACCGAACTAAAATTAGAGATTTAGGAAACCGTATATCAGCAAGTAAATTGTTGAGAGGTGGTAAAGTTAGAACACGACCTCGTATGAACGAATTGCAAATGTTTTTTTACGATCCTAAATTTAAAAGAGAACTACCTTATTATGATAGGTTTCCATTAGTGTTACCTATTGAGAGATATACTGATGGATTTCTTGGAATTAATTTTCATTACTTACCACAGCCGTTGAGAATACAATTATTAGAAAGACTTGATGCAAGAAACTTTGAAGGTGATTACTCTTCACTCAAAAGAATTAAATTAATTAAACCTTGTATCAAAAGATATTTAACAAGTAAGTTTAAGTCTGGCTTTTTAAGACTAGACGAAACAGATTACTTACCTGCGGTTCTTATGCCTGTTGCACAATTTCAAAAGGCTAGTGAGAGTAGAGTATTTGCAGATAGTAGAAGGAGAGCAAGATAGTGGGTGCAGTTGATATATTATTAGCAAACATATCAAAACATGGTGGGTTAGCTAAACCTAATCGTTTTTTAGTTCAAATTGCATTACCACCTAGTAGACAATTTGCTGAACAATTCCAAAGACTAACTTCACAAGAGGACATAGGTCCACCCGAACAAGGGTTTGGAACACAAACTGTTTTTGCTATTGATCAAAGAACTGTATCATTGTTTTGTGACTCGGTATCAATGCCAGGTAGAACTGTAAACAATGAACAGGTTAGACATTTTCAAGACCCATACAAGTTACCTACAAGTGTAACCTATGGAGAAAGTGCGATGACTTTTTTATGTGATAAAGATTTAAAAGTTAGAACCTTTTTTGAAATATGGCAAGATACTATTAGAGATAGAGAAACAGGTATGTTTAACTTCTATGAGGAATATGTATCTGACATAGCAATATTTCAATTAGATGATCAAGATGTTGCAGTCTATGGTTGTAGATTAGAAGATTGTTATGTAGGTGACTTAGGTGCGATTGAATATAGTAATGCATCAACAGGTGTCGTAAGACAACCAGTCACTATGCAATTTAGAAGATGGTCGAATATTGCTCTCGATAGTCAACCATCAACATCTGTGAGTCAAGCAGGTAATGAGGTGCCTAACCGAGCACCAACAAGAAGAACAACATTTAACTTAGGTGTGAAGATTAAATTATAAGGAGATAAAATGGCTTTACCAAATTTAAATACTGAAAAATATAGTATGACTTTACCATCAACAGGAAAGAAACTATCTTTTAGACCGTTTCTGGTTAAGGAAGAGAAAGTTTTATTACTTGCTCAAGAGGCAGGTAAAATCAATGAAATGACAAATGCATTGAAAACAATTATTAAGAATTGTACCTTTGGAAAAGTAGAAGTTGACAATTTACCGTTTTTTGATTTAGAGTATATGTTTATAAAAATACGATCTAAATCTGTAGGTGAGATTTCAAATATCAAAGTGACTTGTCCTGATGACAATGAAACACAGGTACCTGTAGAGGTTAACCTAGAAGAGATTGAAATGGTAGTTGATGATAAACATACAAACAAAATAGAATTAACAGACGATGTTACTGTGTTATTTGATTACCCCACACTAGCATCTTACAGTCAGATTAAAACTGAAAGTTATGATGACATGATGAAAATATTAGCTGATTGTATATCTGAGGTTCATAATGGAGAAGAGGTTTTCTCAAAAAGTGATATGGGATCAAAAGAAAAGATAGAGTTTTTAGAAAACTTAAACAGAGCTCAGTTTAATAAAGTGCAAACTTTCTTTGAAACTATGCCAAAGGTTTCTAAAACTATTGAAGTTGTAAACCCAAAGACTGAGGTTAAGTCTAAACTAACATTGGAGGGAATGCAAAGTTTTTTTTAATATGCCTCTCGCATATTGATTTGGAAAACCATTATAGATTGAACTTTGAATTTATGCATGTTCATAAATGGAGTTTACATGATGTTAATAATATGGCACCGTATGAGAGGCAAACATATCTACTCATGTTGAATGAATGGATAGAAGCTGAAAACGAAAGAGCTAAAAAGGAGAACGCTAAGTATGGCTGAAGAAGTTAAAAAAGATTATCACCCAGCAGATAGTAATGGTGATGGAATTGTAAGTGCTGAAGAGCATAAGATGTATCTAGAGTTCAAAAGAAAAGAACTTGAAGATCAAGATGCTATGCGTGATGCACAAAGAACTATGGCATGGTATTCGTTATATGGTATGTTATTATATCCTATAGCAATAGTTATTGCTACAGTTGCAGGATTAGATCAAGGTGCAAAAATATTAGGTGACATGGCAGGTGTTTATTTCATCGCTGTTGCAGGTATCGTTGCAGCATTCTTTGGTGCTCAAGCTATAGGAAAAAATAAGAAGTAGGTAATATGAAAATATCAGATAATACAAGTATCAGTATGCCGATGAGAAACTTACTGTCCATACTTGCGGCAGTGGCTATAGGTGTGTGGGCATACTTTGGGATTCAAGAAAGGTTGAACACATTAGAAACAAGAGCAACATTATTTGAAGCTGACTTGGTTAAAGCTGCTGACCAGACCCCGGTTGATCAAGAACAAATAATGCTTATAGAATTTCTATCCGCACAGGTAGAAAAAATACAAGAGGGTATGGAATCAATGAAATCAAATACTGTTAATATAAAAAGAGCTCAACAAGATATTGAAAAGATATTAGTTGATTTAGAAAAGTTAAAGGATAAGGTGAGAGAAAATGGAAGTTATTAGCATTATTGTAATGTTTCTGTTTGGTAACATGAATGATACCGAAGATAGAATGACACAGTATATTCCGATGTCGTCTATATCAGAATGTTTGAAAGAAAAAAGAGAACTAACTAGGAATAAAGAATTTAAGAAAGATGCGTTCTGTGGTGAAGCACTTGTTGAAATTAAAGATGGACAAGTGATTGCATTACATAATGAAATGCCAACTGATGCTATTATGATTGATGGTGATGTAACAGTTGAGCAAATGAAACAATGGACACAAAAAGCAAAAGAGAAATGGAATAAAAAATAATGGCCGAAGTCGATACACAAAAATTAGCTAATGTTCTAAAAGAGAATAGAGAGTCTGCTGAAAAGGCAGCACAATCTGCTAAAGAAGATCGACTACGGGAAATGGAATTTAGAAGAGAAGAAATAGAGAAACTAAAAAATATAGCTGAAACTGGTAGAGAAAATGGTAAGTTTATTAGTAAGCAAGTAAGAGAAGATGCATCAAGTCAAGTCAAAAGATTTAATCAACAACAAAACTTACTAGATAAGGTTACTGGATTAACTGAAGAGCAAAGGATGGACCGTGAATCCAGAAAGTCTGGAAACCAAGAAAGACAAGAAGCATTAAATAAATTAAAAGAAAAGTTAGAGTCATTAGGTATGAAAGCTGATGATAACTATGAAGTTATACAAGAACAAAAAGCAATAGATAAAGAAAATTTACAATTAGAAAAAAAATCATTAAGAGAGCAAGCAAGAGAAAGATTAGCTAGAGCAAGAGATGCTGTAACAGGTGCACCTAAAGCACTTGCTGTTGGAGCAGGTAAAGCAGTTGCAAAAACAGCATCAGGTTTATTTGACCTATTGAAAAAATTATTTGGTCCTGCATTAATCTTTGGTGTAATACTAAGCATAATGAAGTTTTTACAAAGTGAAGAGAATAGACAAAAATTAAAAGATATATTTGAAAAGATTAAAAAA